TTCAGCTGTGTTTTCAATTGTCTCTCTAATCAACTGGTCTTTTAAATCATATTCAGTTCTCGTCAGTTCTGGTTTTGGCAGTTCCTTTGCCAGCTCTATCTCAGCAGTCAAAGTAAAGTATAAACCAGCTAAAGAAATCGCTCCAGCTAAAATTATTGAGATGGTTTTTAAATCAAGTTTAACCTCTGTGTTTTCATTTATTGCTTTTTCCATTTTATATTTCTATTACTCTATTTTGCAGCTCTAAAATTGCCCTGTACAATGTGTGGCTTTTTGTATCGTCTCTTAAATAATTTATGTTTTCAGCAACACTCGTATAAACTTTAAAACCATCGCTAGTGAGGTCAAAATAATTCCCTTCACGAACTCTTAACAAATTTAAGCAATTTGAAATTAATGTATTAGCAGTCAGCTCGCCGCCTTGATTGGCCGCAAATCTGGTGACGACTTCAATTCTGGATGTCACTTCAGTAGTAAAAGAAGTTCTGTTTTGGTCAACCTCAACCAGATTGACACCATACACTCTTATATGAGGGAATGTTGCGTTGCCAGGAACAGTACCATAAACAGGCACAACAGAGCCACCAGAACTAATATTACCAGTTAATGCAGTTATAATTTTTTTACGAATAAATTTAGCTGGGTCATTCATGTCAATTCTTTTAATTTTTTAGTGATTCTTTTTAACAAATTTAAGAATTCTATTCGAGCTGCTGGAAATAAAAAAGGTCTTGCTGGTAGGCTAATTGGAAATTGAACCATACGCCAGTTGCCTTTGATATTAACAGGCAGCTTGCCAGAAAACCCTTTGCCTTTAAATTGTGCTGCATAGGATGCTGGTATTTTAAGGGCTTTTAAATCGCTTAAATCGACTTTTGAACCAGTTCCAAACTCAACATACGGCGCATAAGTTTTACCAGCCTCAACAAAAGCTTTTTTGCCTGAATGTATTGTTTTTATTGATTGTTTTAGGCCGCCCAAATCAACAACAACATTCCTTTTTGCTCGTCTCTCAATAGCAAACCCTGTTCTGCCTATTTCATTTGATAATGGCTTGGACCCATATTCCCTTAGTAGCTTTATTTTTTTTTCTAAAATTGCTAAATCTGATTTGTCAATTTTTGCATCTAATTTCATTACACTGTCTGGTCAATTAAAACACCTCGTATTGTCACAAAATATTTATAATCAGACTCGAATATATTATCAATTCTGTAATCACTGGCGGTGTTTGAGTCAACCCTAAATGTGTCATTTACATTGACATTTGAAACGTCTTTTTTTCTGCATGTTAGCTCCGCAACTAAGCTCCTTTCACGAATACCGTTTTCATCTTCTATTTTACCGTCAAGCTCACGATATTTAGCCCATGCTGTTGCGCTGCTGGTAGATGCGGTTGTAAATCCACCAAAACCATCAGCTGTAAGGCTTGAACGAAAAAAAAATATTCTGGATTGTAATTGTCCTGCGTCCATTACACAAACATTGATTTATAAGAGTCAATAAGTTTTTTTGATTGAGTTGGCAATTCAATGACGGTTGTGCCGCTTTTAAAATCCGTTCTATTATCATAAAGAGTTGAAACCATTTGCATAATAGAATTTTTCAAAAGCTTGTCAGCTAAACCAGCTGTTGTATAATTAATTTTTACCTTTTCATATTGTCCAGGCAGTCTATTATTTACAACATAAGATGGCTGACTATCAAGCTCGATAGTTTCTTTGTCTAAACCCACTACTGTATGTGTTGCAGCTGTGCCATCAACTGTAACTGATTCGATTGACGCAACAGGCCCAAAAGGTATATTTATAACACCATCTGATGTGTCTAAATAGTAAGTCCTGGTCTTCGCAACAATATCTCTAGATATGTAATTTTCTAAGTATTGTCTAGATTGTGTGACCATTTCACTTATCAAAGTGTCGTCAATATTATGGTCAACCCTTAAATAATTTTTCATTTCAGAATTTGCCACAATCTCAGAACCTGTTGTTGAGTTTATTTTACTTTGCCTCATTTTTAGTTTCCTTAGAATTTTGTTTATGCTCTTTAGTTTCCTTTTTGACTTTTGCTTCTTTTATTTCAATAGCCATACCGCTATCAATTAGCTCTTTGCCGACTTCATCCTTCATAACATATTCTCTATTAGCGTTATATTGAACAGCACCAACAATTACTGATTTTTCTTTTAATTTTACTTTCATAACAATTTTTTTATAAAGTTAAAAAAAAAGCGCCAAATCAATGGCGCTCTAAACAATGAACAATAATACTATGTAAGTAAATCAAAGTTATTAAAATTTTTTTGATATTTACCGCCCTTTGCAAATTTAAAACTTTTTTGACCCTCATTTTTAATAATATAAAAACCATTCTGTACTTCATGATACAAAGCAAAATAATCAACCAACTCCTTTTCATAAGTTTTTTTGCCGATTCTTTTTAACGTGACTTGTATGCCGTTTCCGTGTTTGTATCGGTTTTTGCCTAAATATTTTATTTGTATTTTTTTTAGGTTTCCATTTTTTTCTAAAATCAAATCATATTTGCTATGAGCCAATAAAGGAATAGAGACGCTGAAACCATGTTGCATAGCTGTCGTAGCAAAATGATATTCAGCAAAACAACCTTTCACATTATGGTTCACGCCTTCGGTTTTATATAAAGTTATGCAAAAAAAAACTGAGGCCATTTGACCCCAGTTTCCGCTCCTAGATATAAACAAACTATAATTATAAAAACACAAAAGACTTGGAGCGTTTCTGTTTATTTATTTGAAATTTTCTAAGCAAATCTTGTTGTTGCTCTCTAGTTTTTTTATTCCAGCCTTTTTGTGTCGCTGGATGTCTATTTAAAATATTCATAAAATATAACTATTATTATTGTTAAAGTAAGTATCACATAACTGTAAAATAAAATCTTTGCAGTTTCTTGGTACGATTCTTTTCCGTGTTTAGTGAGTTTTCTCATCTTTATTGCTTTTGATTATTTCACCGTTTTTAATTGTTTGGCCTTTATAAGTTATGACAATACCTGGGTATTTTTTTGAATAGCCTATGTATCTTCGTGTGACTGATTTTGTCGTTACGAGTTTGTCAAAAGCCTTTTCTATTAAGCTTCTCATCATACCTTTATTATTTGATTAAATTTAATGAGCTTTGATTTTGCATATATGATTTCCTGTTGCAAAGACCCTCTTATAAACTTAATAATCTGTTTAAATGTTTTTTGTTTACAACAATTTTTTGCCCAGTCTTTTAGCTGGTATTTAACATAGTCATCATTATCGTTGATTTTTAGTCCAGTTTTTGTAAACACACGCTCGTCATCGCCACCATGACCTGTATCAAAACCCAGGACCAATCCATTATCATGCAGATTTGAATATGTGACACCGCCGTGAGGGTCTGGCACAAAATAATAAAAATCGTAATCAACATCCATTTTTAATTCAGCTGCAAGTTTATAAAATATATGATTTTTGTTAAAATCTATATAACCACAATAGTGGCCATTTTTATTCCAAACGTAACTAATTGAGTTTATGAACGCAT